TCAGATCAAACCGACCTCGCACATACACACCAGCTCGGTGCGCGTGTTGTTGGGCAGGATCGCTTTCAGGTTGTACTTCTTGCCGTGGTAGGCCAGGCGGTGCGCCGTGGTCAGGTCGTCGCGGTAGCCGATCGTCACGCGCATCGTTGTGGCCGATTGCTGAGCGTCAGCGGCCAGGAACTCTCGCCCGTTGATGCCCTCGATGCTCGCCCACTCGGTGCCGATAGTGGTCCACTGGTTGAGAATTTCCCCGGTCTTGGGATCTTGCGTCGAGGTATAGGCTTGAACCTCGACCGGGTGGCGGCGGCGTCCGGTATTCATCACAGCACCGCCATGGACTTATACGGAGCCAGCAAGAGCTGATATGCCGTGTTGTGGTGGATCGGCCGATCTAGTTGCCGCTCCCGGTTGACGTACAGATCCCCGGTCAGCAGCAGAATGGCGCACTCGATGGCCTCGGGCATGGGGTCTGGCAGGTCTTCGCCCAGGTACTGCTCGACGTGCCGGGTTGCGGCGTCCAGATAGAGCTGGATCAGCGGATCTTCCAGGGCGTGCATGACGCGCAGATGCTGTTTTGCTTCGGCCACGGTAATCATACGAAGAACACCTCGGTGTCAATTTCAAAGGGGGCGGCTGCGGCTTGGGCGGCGCCCATTGCCATTGCCAGGGCTTGCAGGCCGTCGATTCGGCCCGTGCGGCGGGACTTGTCCAATTTGCGCCCCCCGCTAGGGTCTTTGGTGGCGACGGCATTGGCCGCGCACATGGTCAGCACCGGGTGGTTGCCGTGGGCGATGCGTCCGTTCAGCAGCTCGGCTTCCAGGGCGTCGAGTGCAACTGACATGTCTTTGAAGCCCTGACCGTGCGGCACTAGCGGCAGGTCGAGGCCCAGGCGGTCGAGTTCTTTCTTGAAAATGTCGATACGCCAGCGGTCGAAGGCCACGGCCTGAATGTCCACGTCGGACAGGATCTCAGCCATATCGGCGGCCACGGCTTCATAGTCCACCGTCGCGCCGGGTGTCGTGCGCAGATAGCCCTCGGCGGCCCACTGGTCATACGGGGCGCGGTCCTTCTTGGCGCGGTCGAAGATGCCCTGCTCGGGCGTCCAGAAGTACGGGCGAACCTGCCAGACGCCAGCCGTTTTGCCGATCAGCACCAAGGCCGTCAGGTCAGTGCGGGCGGACAGATCGAGGCCGGCATAGACGGGACCGTCGAAGGGTTCTGGCTCGGCATCGCAGGCCATCCACACGTCAGGCGATATAAACGGGCTGTCCAGGCTCACGCGCTGGTTCAGCAGCAGGTTCCGGGCGGTGTTGGACATAGACGGCATCCGCGCCGCTTGCTGCATCTGCTCGCGCAGGTCGTCTTCGGAGCGGAACAGGCCCAGCGCCGGGTTGGCCGCTTTCCACGCTTCAACGTCCAGCAGGTCGCAGCCCTTCGGCGCGGCGTACAGGTGGCAGACGATGCGCGGGTCTTTCGACTGCTTGGCGTCGTCGATCCACTGGCTCAGCAGGTCGGCATCGTTCGCCGCTTGGGTACTGATGGCGATCAGCAGCGGGTCAGCGTGTGCGCCCTGGCTGGTCGTGATGGCATCCACGAAGTCGGACTGCGGCCCTCGGATCTGGCCGATCTCGTCGAGGATGGCCAGGACAGGGGAAAGGCCGTGTGCCGTTCTGCCGTCAGCGGCCAGTGCGCGGAACTCGGTATTCAGCGGCAGACCTAGCAGGCGCTTCCCGCTCGGCACGATGCGGACGATCTTCGACAAGGCCGGCGACTGTTGAACCATCTTCGATGCCAGGTTGAACACCAGCGCAGCCTGGTCACGACTCATAGCTCCCGACACTAGCTGGCTGTTCTGCTTGGCTTCCGGCCCGACCAGATGGGCCAGGATCAGGCCAGCGATCAGCCCCGATTTCCCGTTCTTTCTCGCTATCGAACAGATGGCGCGCCGGGTGCCGTGCGGATTGTCGTAAACGGCTCGGATGAACTCTTTCTGAAACTCAGCCAGGCGCATCGGTTTGCCCACGTCCGCGCCTTCCGGCACTACCAGATACTTTTCGCAGAACTGGATGATCTTCTCGGCCCTGGTCATTGCATCGTCGCCAAGGTGGGGATCAGGTCGTCGTCGAGCTGAGCGCGGGCGTCTCGCTCCAGTTCGGCGCTTTTCGGGATGTTTTGCGCCTTGCCCACGGTGGCGATGGTATCGACCTTGAGTTGCCGGCCAGTCGCCAGGGCGCGGCGGCTCATCTTGTCCAGCAGATCGCAGGCGGGGTTCGGCTTGCCGTCCACCAGCAGCCCGTCACGGTCGATGGCATCTTGCAGCGCCTCGATGTCGGCATAGGCACGGGCCAGGCTTCCGGCCAGGATCAAGTCAGCATCGGTCCAAGTATCACGCGGGCGGGCTTTTACGATCGCGTCGTAAAAGGGCTTTGCCGCTTTGCTCACGCGCACAAAGGCCGGGGGCGGCAGTGGCCCAAGCGCAACGGCCTGAGCGGCTGCTACGGCGGCTCTAGCACTGTCTGAGCGGGGGCGGCGTGGGGTCACTTTCATGGCACTTAGCAATAAAAAAGCAGGGAGGGGGCGGTCTTGTCTTTGGCTGTTGCTGGTGATTTTTCCGCCTTGTTCCACGGGTGCGCCGGGTCGAGTGGCAGGCCGTTCACGTCGCAGCCCAGGAACACGCTCTTATTCATGCTCGCGGCTGTCTTGAGGCTATGACAGGTGTGACAAAGGCTCTGAAGGTTTTCCCGGCTGTTGTCATCGGTGTAGTCCTCGCGGCTGTCCTCGATGTGGTCAACGTCAGTGGCAGGCACTACCAGGCCACGGGCGGCACACATACGGCACAGCGGCTCACTTGCCAGCACCTCGGCGCGCAGGGTCTTCCACGCGCTGCTGTTCAGGCTCAGCGTGCGTTTCTTCTTCATGCCGCTGCCTCTTTGGCTTGTGCATCTTGATCGGCAGCATCGGGTTGTGCATCCGGTCTTCCAGTGGCAGTCGTTGCATCTTCAATTTGCGCATCGTCGATTCCTTCAATGGCTGGCAGATTTTCAATGCGGCGCACCTCAGAACGGAGCATCCATCCGTCTTCAATGCCGCGCTGATAGAAGTTGGCGCGGGCAAGACTGTCGCCACGCAGCAGACCTTCCACGTTGTGCTCGACGAAGAACGCCGGATTGGTAATGCACGCCCGGTTGATCGCCTGTTCCCACATGACCAGATGGCGGCGCAGCGTGTTGGTCACAAAGAATTTGGCGAGCTCGACGACGTTGGAATAGTTGCTCGCCTCCATGTCACCGATCATCACGGGCGGCACACGGAATAGACGGGCTGTCTCGACGATGGACAGGCGCCGGGCTTCGATCCACTCGGCATCCTCAAGCGTCATGCTCACGGTCTTGAACGTCGCGCCTTGTGGTAACACAGCGGTCCGACCGTGGTTGCTCACACCGGCTTGACCAGCAGCCCAGCTTTCGCGGATCTGCCCGGCCTGCTCTTTCGTGGTGCCGGGTGGTGTCTCGATGACGCCGGACAATTTGGTGCCTTGCTCGAACATCTTTGCGCCGTGGGTGCGCTCGGCCAGTGCAAGGCCGATAGTGTCGCGGGCTACTTGGATCGGGCTGCGGCCCAGGATTCCGTCATCGGAGTGATAACGCAGGTGCAGGACTTCATCGGCCAGCAGGCGGCGCTGGTTGCCTTTGCCGTCAACGTGGTCATAGACCAGATTGCCCAGGCTCGAACGCAGGACAGTGACGCTATCCGGGTGCAGCGGCAGCAGGGCTTTCACCGAACCGTTCGGGTTCCACACGATTTCCGCATAGGCGTTACCACGCAGCAGGACGTGGCGCTGCATCTGCTCGCGGAACTCCAGGGCGGTCTGGTAGTTGTTCGGGGCGTCGTGCAGCAGGCGGTAAAGCGGGTGGCTCTTGGCCTTCTCGCGTCCGTTGTCGGTGTTGCGGTACACGTCGAGCGGCAGGCTGCCCACCGTCTCACTGATGGCCGCCACGCAGGCATAGACGGCGCTGATGCCCTCGGCGGTCGTGGTGTTCACGTCTACACCGGCCACGCCAGGAAAGCCCGTCAGGCGGTCGTAATAGGTGTCATAAGCCGGGGTCGTCGGCTCGGGGCTGGATCGTTTGAACAGGCGTTGAATCAGGCTCATGCGATGGCCTCCAGGTACAGACGGGCCAGGCGAATCGAGCGCGGCAGCTTCGACCGGACTTGAACACTCGTCGCGTCATAGGCCGGGTTGGCCGTGATGGTGATCTCGAACAGATCCACGTCTCGCAATTCGCGGACGGGCTTCGCGCCTTCGGCCCAGGTGTCGCGCACAGGTAGGAACCCGAACGAACAGCCAGCCACGTCGCCACGCTTCACCAGCTCGGCCAAGTCCCGGCCAAGGGTGGTATCAGGAAGGTCCAGCTCGAACGCCAGACCTTCGGAATCTTCAGTCAGTCGCAGAGTGCCGGCACCCAGGCGACCGAGCAGCGACTTGCCGTCATGCTCGTAAATCGCCCGGATGTTTCCAGCAGAAGCGGCGGCAAGCGTCCGGGTGAAGGCACCGGGGCGGATGACTTCCACAAACTCGCCCAGGTCCGTCTCAGAGTTGAACCGAGCGGCATAGCCGGTCAGCTTGCGTCCGTCAGGCTTCAGCCCATTGCTTGCGCGCCGTTCCATTGCTTAGACCTCGGTCGCTACGACGAAGCCTTGCGGGTGGCGCACGGCGGTATCGACGGTGGCCATAGCGCGAACCTGAATGCCGCCACGGCTGTACGCGGGTTCGGCCCAAGCATTGGCGAGGATGTCAATCTCACTCCAAACTCCCAGCATGACTTGCGAGAAGTCGCCCAGGATCAGCTTGCCAGCCGGCACGCTCTTGCTGGTGGACAGGGCCAGGCCAGCCATTGCTCCGCCGTCATACAAGAAGCCCGAACCGGAACCGGCGACCTTCTCAGCAGCAGCCAGGGCGGTGCGGATGGCGGCAGTAGTCAGCCAGCGACCGTTCTGGATATCCACGTCGTCGAGCATTTCCAGCATTGCCAGAACGCCGGCCCAAGTGGTCGGAACGTCGCCGGCAGCTTGGATGCCAGGAGTGTTCAGGATGCCCAGCGGCTGACCAGCCAGACCCGAACCGTTGATGATGGCGGCGTCGATCTGCTTGGCGATCAGGGCGGACAGATCCTCACGCACAAGCTGTTCAATGCCGGGCGCGGACTGCTGAATCAGCTGGCGACTCATTTCGGTTTTGCCGCCAACGTGTTTCGGGGTCAGCGTCACCTGGTCGAAAGCCATCTGACCTTCTGGCACTGCCTGGCCTTCAGTGACCCAGCCGGTTTCGAGGCCGCTGCCGAACTTCGGAATGGCAACATTGCCACGCAGGCCGGACAGGACGCGGATGCCCAGCGAGCGAGCCAGCAGAGCCTCACGCAGCGGGCCGATGTACTGGTCAGCGCGGTGATCAGTTCCTACCAGCTCGGGCGCGGTCGCGGTGGTGTTGGCGCGCTTCTCCAGGCTGGCGAACGGTACGAAGGCGCCTTCTGCCTTGCGGCCACTGCGGCGCTCGGCTTCGCGGGCATATTCAGCCTCGGCGCCGTCCAGGCTGCGGCCTTCCATCTGAGCGCGAATCACCTTGGTGACGCTCACTGAGCCGGCCAGGCGGTCGAAGTCGGCAGAGGGTGCGCCCGATACCGGAGTGCCAGCAGCGCGGCGTTCTACTTCGCCCAGGTACTCGGCACGCTCAACCTGAGCGGACAGGGCGCGCTCTTCAGCCTTCAGGGTGTCGAACTGCTTGGTTTCATCGGCAGACAGATCGCGGCCTTCTGCGGCTGCGGCATCTACCAGGGTTTTCATGGCGGCGACCTTGGCGGAGCGCTGCTCGCGTAGGGCGGAAATCTTCATTCGGTGATACCTGTAAAGTTGGATGACATGCATGAATACTGTACGCATATACAGATTTAAACGCAACAATATAACGTTACTATAGATTGACAATAAAAGCCCCGGCGTGTACCGGGGCTGGATGGCGGTTAGTGCCAGCGCGGGTCGGACTTAATGAGAGAAACAACCTGATGCGGGTCAGCGTCTAGCTGTTCGTCCAGGTCGTGTCGGTCGATAAATCCGCCCTCAACTAGATGGTTGGTTGCCACTTCCAGCAGAGACGCAACGGATGCCAGCCAGCCAACTTGCTGCGGCGTTAGCGGGTCGTTCGCAGCCTGCTTTTTTTCAAAATCGCCGGATGGGCTACCGACAGAACTGACAAAACTAGGTTGTGTCGGTTTTGTCGGTACGGCATCGGCCCTTTTTTGGATTTGCTGCATCCAGCGTCCCATCATGCAGCCCTCCGCCAAACGTACCGCCTCGATGGCCGACCGCCCTTCTCCCCGGCGACTTCATAGCCAATGACGATGTGATGCTCGCCGAGGATCGCGATAGCCTCATTCACCGCGTCCAGAGACTCCAAACCGGCCCAACCTTTGCGCATCACGTCGCGCGGAGTAAAAGGCTCGGGCAGCTTGTCCTTGCGCTCTTGGATCAACTTCGCAGCCATGAGCGGGGCGTTGATCGCGGCACCATACAAACGGCACGCATGGGACTTGAGATAGTCGGCCCAATCCAGCGCCCTAGCGGTCGCGTGAAGTCCTACAGCTTCGATTCCACCGTCGATTAGGCCGAACAGCAAAGCAAGTCCAGCGATGGTTTGCGGCATCTTCATGAAGTGCGATTGCAAGGCCGGATGAATCTCGTCGCGCTTGATTTCAAGCATGTGCTCCGTATACCAAGCGTTGAACAGCTCCTGCGCTTCCGGCACAAAGTGAAGTGCATGACGAGGGTCGTCTGGCATTTGGTCCAGGCGTTGAATCACGCCCTCGACACGCTCCCTGGCGGCCTGGTTTGGCCAGCGATCCACGAAAGACCATTCTTTGTCGTCATCCGGCCATACCGCCAATTGCAGGCGCTGAACAAGACCATCATCCAGCGCACCAGTGACCGCCCCGCGCACCAGTGGCGCGATACGCGAGGGCTGAATGCCACCGATCAGCGACAGGCAACAGGATTCGATAAACACGGTTCCGCGCCCAATCCGGTCATAAACAAAAGATCCGTTGCCGTCGAAGCATTCCAGGTAGAAGGCGCGACCAACTGCGCCATCCTCTGTTTGCATCGTGGCGAGCCATCCACCCAGCTCATCACGCACCAGCAGGAGGCCGTTGGGGTTTTCGTTCAGCAGCTCCCCTAGCTTCTCGACCGTTGCGTCGTTGACGATGTAGCGGCGCTGCACCGGGGGCGGCAAGTCATCCGCGAACTTTGTCAGCTCCGCTAGTGCGCCGGCCTTGTCGCCATTGGTCACCAGTTTCTTGGCTTTTTCCTTAGATGACTTGCGCTCAAGATCCAGCATCTCGCCGGCGGCCTTATGCTCGATCATCGCCTCCCTGTGCTTCTCGCGCTCTTTCGCCTCCAGCGCGGCAAGGGGGCGAAGTGCCTGCTTCATCGCCGGAGACTTCATCGCGGACGGCCTGCCGATGATGCAACCCCATTGGTTCGGGACCACCTCCCAATCATCATGCTGCTTTGGATGGATGCTGAACTTGCGCCCAACGACGGCGCTGATTCCGACTACCAAGGCCACCGCCACAAAGTCAGGCGGGCATTGGGTGCGGTCAGCAACGTCTCTTACGAAGTACCTAAGCTCCTTAGGCAGCAGCTCGTCATCCCAAGCCATCGCGGCGGAAAGCCCGGTCGGCAATGGCATGGGAACTGTGCCGGGACTTAGATAATCAGCCAGTGCGTGATCCGGCATTTCGGCGGCAAACGCTGGCAGGCTAGCAACCATCCCGCCCCATTGGTCCGCATATAGATCCTGAGCGGCAGTCATTGGCAGGCCTCCAGTCGCGCTAGCCGGCGACGTGCGATATCCAAACGATCAAGGTCGGTTTGCGGCAGCTTCGCCCCTTGTGCGAGTAGAGAAAGACCGATGCTGACGATACGGCGCTCATGCTCAATGGCAGCCTTGCTCGGCCCTCGCCGCTGCTGATATTTCCCTGGAAACAAGTCACGCAGCTCTAGGCCAATAGCAGCCGCAACGTCACGAGCTGAACAGCCGCACCAGCAATGCAAAAGCACTTTCCCGTCATCTGCTTCGCGGATGCTTAAGCTAGGGTCACGGTCATCATGCGCAGGGCAGCAGGCCTTCCACTTGCTAGCGCCGTTTGCCTTCACTTTGTCCAGTCGGGACAACACTTGGTCAATCGGATGGCAAGCCGATCCCGTCCCCGCCAGATTGCAGGGTTGTGAATAGGTCATGGCTTAGGCCTCCTGTTGGATCAGGAAGGCGTCAATAACCTCGGGATTCCAGCGCACCGAGCGCCCAAAGCGCACCGGGGTCGGGAAGCCTGGCGCCTTACTCCAGCGCCAGAAGGTCGTGCGGGAAACCTGATAGCGCTCGCAGAGCTTGGCTACAGGTTGGTAAACGGGGTTTTTGGTCTGCATGGATTGCTCCTGTTATGCAGGTTGTCAAAAACCGAGGGGCGAACAGTGTTCCTCCGGTCCCGCAAGCGGGGTCATGCATTGACGCATAGTTCCGTCGGTAATACAGTCCACACTGGTATACCAAGTATACCGAAGCCGACCAAGCTTCATCCCTCGGGGTTTGTGCTACTAGCCGGTACAGCAGACGCGCTAACGTCTGTTCCCCATCGAAGGCCCGGTGCGCTAACACCGGGCTTTCTTTTTGGTGCTGTATGTCTAGCAGTGGCCCTATAGTAGCTAGGTGTTTCATTGGGTTCAAAGACGAAACACAACATGTAGTGTGATGCGGAGCGGTTCCATGGCGGATCGAGCAAACCTATTCACCCTCATTCGCCCTCATTCGCCCTCATTTACCCTTATTAATCCGTTTACGCTTGCTTGCGAAGTTGTATCAAGATGTTTCAGTTGCGCAGCGAGTGCCGCCTCGAACGCCTCCATCGCTTCGATCTTCGCCGGCAGATAGGCCTCTGGGTTATTCCGGTAATGCCGCCCCACGACGCCAGTTTGGCCGTGACTCTGCAATAGGTCCGATTGCTCGTCGGGTATACCGTGCCGCTGCATCAGTTGCGTGCAAGTGCGGCGCAAGTCTCTCGGGGTGAATCGCTCGATTCGTTTGCCATCAATGACCGCGTGCTTCGAGCGACACCAATCAGCGATGGCATGGGTAAAGCTGGTCACTACAAACGGCGCTTTGCCGGTAGAAGTCCAGGGCCAGTCTTCTTCGCCATTTATCTCGAACACGTCTTCCAGAATCTCGACGGCGCGATCGGTTAGCGGCACCAAGTGAACGCGCTTCACGCTTCCCCGGCCTTTTACGTCGATCAGGCGCATGACCTTCTTATCCACATCGAAACTCGACCAAGGCTCCCTGGCGACTTGGGCGATGCGCTGCCCGCCAGTTGCGATAACAAACTTGAACAGCAACGCCATGACCGGGCCGACGCCTTCGGTTATCTCGATGGTGTGCCAGAACTTGCTCAGCTCAGCATCGCTTAGCGCCCGCTCAACAGACCTCGTTGCGTGCTCAACCTTCACCGCGTCCACCGGGTTGAGCGCTAAACCAAAGCGCTTGCCGCTGGCTCTGCCGATCGTGTGCTCGGCGGTAAGTCCGTACTGAAAAGCGGCTCGCAGAAAGGCGCGGACCTTCTCCGCCTGGCTCGTCGCGCCACGCTTCCAGATCGGGGTCAGGATCTTCTCGACAGTGGCGGGCGTCACGGCATCGCACTTGAGCTTCTGGATTGAGGCAGGAATGTCCGCCTCGATTACACGACGCCATTCAGCCAACTGGCGCTCACCGACCTTCCCGCTACGCGCTAGCAAGTAATCAGCAAGCAAATCCGCAACGCTTCCTCGCGCAGCCTCGTCGGCCTGCTTCTGCTTCAGTGCCTCAAATTGGCGTATGCGCTCCTGGCGCTCGGCTTCCTTGAACGCCTCATCTGCCTCTATAGCTGCTCGCAGATCTGGTTCATGACGTAGCCGTTCAGACATAGCTCGCGCTTTGTCTCGAATCTCGATCAAAGTCATACCAGTCGCCCGATGGGTTGAGCGATAGTCACCGATCTTGAGTAGCTTTTGCTTGCCGTCCAGGTAGTAGCGAAAGAATGCAGCAGGCGCGCCATCGCCAGGCCGCTTGAACATGATCGCGCCACTACCTCGCCCGGGCAGGCTCTCCGTCAGAGGCTTGCAGCCGGGCTTCATGCCTTTCAGCATCTGGTCATTAACAAAGGAGGGAGCGCGCTTGTTCAT